AGGTAAATCATGACAATCAAAGACTTGCACAACAACATGCGTGCAAAAACCGTTATGGCCCCTCGCGCCCTCGCCACTGTGGCAGGCAGCAAGACGGCCTACGTCCTGGACCGCCAAGGATTCGGCGGCGTCGAGTTCCTGTTTTCCTACGGCACGGCTGGCGCATCTACTGCGACCATCCCGGTCGTCGTGAAAGACGGCGACACATCCGGCACCCTGACCAGCGTGGCCGATACCTACCTGCTTGGCACTGAAACCCTAGCTGGCGTGGGCGCTGTTGCCCGTGTTTCCGGCACCAGCATGAACGTGACCAAGCGCGTCGGCTATGTCGGCAACAAGCGGTATGTCGCCGCCTACTTCGGCACGGTTTCCGCTGCCGTTGTGTCTGCCAGCAAGCTTTTTGCCATCACTGGCATCTTGCACAGCCCAAGCATCGCGCCGACTGCGAACCCCTGACGGGAATACGGCTTGATGCTTACCCATCAAGCGCCGGATGACGTAACCGGCACCATTTTTTAACCCTCTGGTAAGAGAGAACACCATGTCATTGAATTCAGGCGAGCGCCAAGTTTCCCCCAATATTTCCGGCATCCGACGCGATCACGTTGCCCGCTATGAGTGGGCTGCAAAAACAATCCCGGCAGGCAGTCGCGTTATCGACTTTGCCTGTGGCATCGGCTACGGATGCAGCATTTTGGCCGATGCTGGTCACAAAGCTACCGGGTATGACAGGGACAAAGATTCTCTGGTGTACGCGGAAAAACACTACAGCGCGGGCGGCGCGAAGTTCCTTATTGGCGACGGCGACGAACCAGGCGATCTTGGCTCTGCCGATGTGGCAATCAGCTTTGAAACCATCGAGCATATTGAAGACCCGCGCCCGCTGCTGAAAGCCTTGCGCGTGGCCGCTCCGATGCTGATTTGCAGCGTGCCGAATGAGTATGTAATGCCGTGGCAGCGCGAGGATGGCGCGACAACCGCGTTTCACTTTCGCCACTACACAAAACACCAGTTTCGTGCGCTGCTTCAACAGTGCGGCTGGTGCGTAACCGAGATGTATGGGCAGGCCGGCCCTGAATCTGAGGTGGAGGCCGACGTTAACGGGCGCACCCTGATTGCCGTCTGCCAGCGAGAGGCGGTTGATCTGCCTGACGACGAAGAGGACGGCAAGCACATTGCGCTAGTCGGCATGGGTCCAAGTGTTGACCAGTATCTTGATATTGTGAAGCGGCTTGGTGGCCGTAGCGCATTCTGCGATGAAACATGGGTGATTAATGCGCTTGGCAACGTGCTTGACTGCGATCTGATCTTCCACATGGATGATGTACGTGTACAGGAGCGCCGCGCAGAGGCCGCGCCCGCGTCAAACATCGCAAACATGGTGCGCTGGCTGAAAACCAGCCGCGTCCCTGTTGTGACCAGCAGAAAGCACCCGGATTACCCGGCAACCGTTGATTTTCCGCTTGAGGACGTGCTGAACAACCTCAAGCATGACTATTTCAACAGCACGGCGGCCTATGCGGTGGCGTTTGCCATCCATATCGGCGCGACAAAGATCAGCCTTTTTGGCATGGATTTCACATACCCAAACAGCCACCAAGCGGAAAAGGGCAGGGCCTGCGTCGAGTTCTGGTTGGGTGTAGCGCAGGAACGCGGAATCAAGTTGTCGATGCCGAAAACGACAACCCTAATGGACGCCATGAGCGAACGAAAAGACCGGCTCTATGGATATGACACCGTAGAAGTCGTGTTTGACACGCAAAAAGACGGCACGGTAAAGCTGGAATTCAAGCCACTGGACGAAATCCCGACCGCCGATGAAATCGAGCGGCGCTATGACCACTCGCGCCACGTCAATAGTCTCGTCGAGGCGTCTGAAAGGTAATCATGGAATACGAAATATTGCAAGACTTCCCCGGTTCGCAGGACGGGCGGTTTACCGAACAGTTCAAGGCCGGAACACGGGCAGAGTTGTCTGCCTATCTGGTCGCATGCGTCCCGACTGACTGGATTCGTCCGGTGAAGGAGGTCGAAATTGACAACAAGGCCATCATCACCGACAGCCCGCGCCGTGGCCGTCCCGCAAAAGCCTAAGAATGACATACAAAGTAGTCACCGCCGTAGCAACAGAGCCGGTTTCGTTGGCAGAAGCTCGCGTCCAACTTCGCATGACCGCCGACGACACGATCGCCGACGATGCGCTGATTACGGCCCTGATTACTGCCGCGCGTGAGTTTGCCGAACACTACACGGGCCGCGCTCTGGCCCCGCAGACGCTGGAAATGGCGCTCGACGAATTCCCGGCAGACGGCATTGATCTGGACATGCCGCCCGTGGCGACGATAACCAGCGTGAAGTACACCGATACGGCAGGCGTTGAACAGACTGTTTCGACTGCTGACTACGCACTGAGCCTGTACGGCGATTCGCGCCGCCTGACGCTGGCCTACGGGGCGACATGGCCCAGCACGCAAGACATTGCCGACGCTGTTCGGATTCGCTACGTGACCGGCTACACGACCGTCCCGAAAGCCGTCAAGGCCGCGATTTTGCTGGATGTGGAGCTGCGTTACAACAAGCTGACGCCGAACGACCAAGCGGCTTACGAAAAAGCCCGCGATGCGCTGCTGGGCACGGTCAAGATTTGGGGTTTCTAGATGGACTCGCGTGATCTGAAAAGCCTGGTTGTGATCCAGTCGCTGCAGACCGGACAGGATTCGATAGGGCAACCCGTCACGACTTGGGCCACGTTCAAGACGCTGCGGGCGAATATCCGCTACTTGAACGGCCTCGAAACCATCAAAGCTGACGCGCAGACTTCGGTTGTCAAGGCTTCGATTCGTATCCGCCGCCGTACCGACATAACCGCTGCGATGCGCGTGGTTTTCGGCGCGACGACCTTTGAAATTAAGGCCGTGCTGCCGGATGAGCAGGACCGCGAGCGGCTGGATTTGTCGTGTGAGGTTCTGGCGTGATAAGCGTTGACTTCGACTTCAACAAGATTTTGCTCAAGCTGGACAAGATCACCAACGCGGCAGAGTCGGCGGTTCGCCCGGCGGCTCAGGCCGGCGCGCAAGTGTTTTACGACGAGGCGCGAGTCCGCTGCCCGGTTTCAGACGAGGCACATTTTTTCTACGGCAGCAACTCGAAAAAGTCAGGCGTCCGGTACTTCTTCCAGCCCGGTAACCTGCGCGACTCGATTTATCAGTATTACAACAAGCGCGATTCCAGCAACAACAAAAACGCGCTGTATTCGATTTCGTGGAACCACCAGAAGGCACCTTACGGCTACATGGTTGAGTACGGCACCAGTCGCGCCCCTGCAAATCCATTCCTTCGGCCTGCGTATGACGCGGCAAAAGGGCTGGCTGTGCAGCGGGTCAAGGATGTTCTGCAATCGAGCGTGAAGGCGGCGACGACATGAGCGCAGAGGCTGTAATTTTCTCGACTCTGACCGGCTTTGTGTCGGGCCGCGTTTACCCGGATGTGGCGCCGGCTGAGTCTGCGCTGCCACGGATTGTTTATCAGCAGGTCGGCGGCGTTTCCGATGTGTTCCTTGATAACACGTTTCCCGACAAAGAAAACGGGCGCTTTCAGGTCACTAGCTGGGCAACAACCCGGCTCGCGGCAATGGCGCTGGCTAAACAGGTAGAGGCGGCGCTGGTCGGGTCGGCATCAATCATTTGCAGGCCGGTCGGCGCCCGGGTTTCAGGCTACGAACCGGACACGGCGCTTTTTTCAAGTCGTCAAGATTTTTCCGTTTGGTCAACCAGATAACTAATTAGGCGAAAGCCACCCAAGCAAGAGCCGCTTCTGAGCAATCCGGAGCGGCTTTTTCATGCCCCAAGTGGGCGCAACCAGCCGCAGGAATGCGGTTTTTTTTCGTCCATTTTCATAGAAAGACTCACATCATGGCCTACTCGTTTCCAGAAGGCAGCGCCTTCTATTTTTCGTCCACTTTTGCATCGGCAAAGACGATCAGCGCACTCACCAACGCCAGCCCAGCGGTCGCAACTGCCACGGCCCACGGCTACACCACCGCCGATGAAATTTTGCTGTCCTCTGGCTGGGAAGATGCTACGGACGGCGTTTATGAGGTCACCGTTTCCGATTCCGCAACTTTCACGGTTGACGGACTGGTGACGACCGACACGAACTTCTTCCCCACTGGCTCGGGCACTGGCACCGCGCAAAAAATCAGCGGCTGGACGGCTATCCCCCAAGTGCTGACCATTGCCACTTCTGGCGGTGACCCGCGTTTCACCACGATCAGCCCGCTTGCCAAGCGCAACAGCATCAACGTGCCGACCGGCTTTAACGCTACGTCTATCACGCTGACGCTCGGCCACGACCCCAGCAATGCCAGCTATCAGACCATGCTGACCATCAGCCGCTCGCTGACCAAAGTGGCTTTCAAGATGGTTCTTTCTGGTGGCGGCACTTCCTACGGTTACGGCTATCTGGCTGTCTCCGAAGTCCCGTCTTTGAACATCGGCCAAGCCAACCAGGTGCAAGCCTCGTTCTCTCTGCTTGGTCGCTCGATCAGCTACTCCTGATCCCTGGGCTTCGGCCCTTCCAGCGTACCGACCGTGGCGCCTGTCTCCTCTTCGCGGGGGAGCGGGCGCTACGGCACGGGCATTTTTTCAAAACTCCCGCGAAGGATTTTTCATGGCTAAATTGGTTATCGGCAAGGCGCCGACTTCTTTCCCTCTCAACGTCAAAATCAAGACCCCGCAAGGCGAGGACGAAATCTGTTTTGACGCCAAGCACCTGCCCGCTACTGAGTGGGCGAAGTTGCGCGAGTCTCACGTCGAGGCGGTGAACAAGCAGGTTTCCTTACTGTTTGACGCATCCCGCAAGGAAGCAGAGAAGGCTTTCGAGAAAAAGGCCGAGGCACTGGAAGGCGACGAAAAAGAAACGGCTATCGAGGCCCTGCGAAAGCCGGTGAAAGACAGCGAAATCAGCGCATTGCGCGCCAAGTTTTCCGCCGCGCTGATCCTCAAGATTGCCAACGGCTGGGACTTGGAGGACGCATTTGCAGAGCCGTCGCTGGTGCAGATGTGCGACCTGTACTCCAATGCCCCGGAAGCTATTTTCAAGGCGTATAGCGAAGCCTTGAGCGGTGCGCGCCTGGGAAACTGAAGGCGATAGCTGCGGCCCTCTACAAGCCAGAGGAAAAGGCGCCGCCCGGTAACGCATTTGCTGCGGCTCTCGCCAAATCTGACAAAAAGGCGGTAATCGAGGTTTGGCCGGAAAACATCCCGGCTTATTTGCTGTTCAACAGGGTAGGCACCCGCTGGATGGTCGGCATGAACGGCGTCACCGGCATCCGCTGGGAGGCTGTTTACCCATTGATGGACCGGCTTGGGCTGGAGTCTGAGGCTTGGGATGATCTTCTGTCGGACCTTGAAGTGATGGAATCGGCGGCACTTGCTGTCATCAACAAGAAAGACTAGCATCGGGCTTTCAACTACTGGAGGCCCTATGCGGATGATGGTGATGATTGGCGCGGTGCTTGGCGTGCTGTGCCTTGTGGCTGCGTTTTTTATGGCCGGTGCGCCCCAACAGGCCGCAATGGCTGGCATGGCCTGCGCTGTTGCAATCATTCCCTATGTTGGGTGGCGGGCAAGCCAGATTGACGACGACGCCCGCGAAAACCGGAAATTCCGCGCTGAGATTCTCGCGCTGCTAAAAGACAGACCGCCTACCCAGTAGGCACACCAGACAAACCCGCTTCGGCGGGTTTTTTACTTTCAGAGGCTCGCTTATTGCGGGCCTTTTTCATTTAAGGCACGCATGGCAGACCTCAACACAGAAATCAGGATTGGCGCTGACGCCTCCGGTGTTGAGACTGGCGTAAGCAAGGCCAAAAAGTCCCTTGCCAGCTTGGGTGCTGCCGCATTGCAGGCTGGGCGCGAAGCCGCGAAGGGTGTTGGCAGCATCGGTGAAGGCGGCGACAAGTCCGCACGACAGGTAGAAAGCGCCACAAAAAGTATTGTCAGCAGCCTGCAACGCCAGATCGCCGCTTTTGAGGCTGGCGGCAGGGGCACCCGCGCCTATCAGGAATCTCTCGCCCGCATTCGTGGCGTTGACGTTTCCGCGCTGAAACCTCTGCTTGACCAACTGGACGCCTCGAAAGCCAAGGCCCAAGCCGCAGCCACCGCGAACGTACAGCTTACTTCCAGCTACGCAGGTTTGAGCGGTGCCGCCCTGTCTGCTGGCCGCGTGCTGGCGGCTATCGGTATCGGCGTTTCGGTGCGTGAATTTATCCAGATGGCCGACGCCAGCACAAACGTGGCTTCGCGCCTGTCGCTGGTGACGGACTCCGCCGCCGAACTTGCTTCGGTGCAGCGCCAGCTTTTCAGCATTGCCCAATCGTCCCGCGTCAGCTTTGTGGATCTGGCTCAGACCTATTCGCAGATGTCTCGCGCGACCAAAGAGCTGGGCGTGTCTCAGAAGGACATGCTGGCGATCACGCAGACCATCAGCCAGGCCGTGACCATCAGCGGCGGGTCTGCCGCGTCGGCTCAGGCCGCGCTTGTCCAGCTGTCCCAAGGCTTTGCGGCTGGCGCCCTGCGCGGCGAAGAGCTGAATTCCATCATGGAGCAGACCCCCCGGCTGGCGCAGGCCATCGCTAACGGGCTGGGTGTGGGTATCGGCAAGCTGCGCGAGATGGGCAAGGCTGGCGAGCTGACGGCAGAGGCCGTGCTGGGTGCTTTGCAAAAGTCCGCATCCGGTATCGAGGCTGAATTCGCCCGCATGACGCCGACCGTCGAACAGTCGATTACCAAGATCACCAACAGCATGTTGAAGCTGGTTGGCGTCGTCGATTTGCTGTTTGGCGCAACCTCCAAGATTTCCGGCGCTTTCAGCCTTGTTTCCAAGGCGATTGACTTCATAGGCGCCGACATTGAAAAGATCAATGCGCAAGGGCCTTTGCGTGAAGCCGCTGCCCAGGTTCTAGCCCTTGACCAACGCGCTACACAGTTGCGCGCAGGCATGGCGAATGGGTTTTACAGCATCAATACCGCCGCCGATTTGGCCCGGGTAAACGCAGAGCTTGCTGTTGCGAAAGTCCGCTTCAATGAGCTGAACGCAGCGGCCAATGGCGGCGGCAACGCTGGCGACCAGTCCTCCTACCGCTCGCGCAGCCAGTCCTATGAGGCCGAGGCCGCCCGCCAGGCCAAGCTAGCCGCTGACCTGAACAACGTCAGGCTCAAGCTGTCCGGCGTTCCTGAGTCCTACGTCAAGGACATGAAGGAAATCATCCGGCTCAATCAGGAAGGGAAACTGGTCGGCAAAGAATACACCGACGTTCTGAAAAAGATGCAGGAATCGCTTGACAAAAAAGGCGCGTCCTCTGCCGCATCGGCCATCAATGCCGAGCAGAACGCTTACGAATCCCTGATTTCCTCGATTCGGACAAAGATCGAATCCGAAAGCCTGGAACTGGCTGGCGGCAACGCGCTGACCGAAAGCCAAAAAATCCGCGTCAAGCTGGATCAGGAATTGGCAAGCGGGAAGCTGAAACTATCAGCCGCGCACCGTGCCGTAGCGACTGCCGCACTGGAAGAGCTTGCAGTCCTTGAGCGCCAGCAATTGGTGCTTAGCGCCAATAAGGCCTATGACGCCGAACGCGCCAAGATCGCCGAAGAAATCAGCGCCGCCTACGTCACCGAAAGCAAGGCCCGCGAGCAGGGCAGGCAGTCCGTCAGTGATTATGTGCAGGCTATTGAAGACCAGAACGCGCAAACCCAATTTGAAATCGGCCTGTCAGGCAAGACCGCATCGGCGCGGGAAGTCGCAATCCGTCAGTACCGTATCGAGCTTGACCTGAAAAAGCAGATCGAGGCGATTGACAAAAATCCCGGCTTTGACGAATCCCAGCGCATAGAAGAGCGCACCCGTGCCCGTTCTGCTGCCGCAAAGGCATCCGCCACCGCTGAGGCTAGCGTTTATGTGGAAGAGTTCGATAAGGCTTATGACTCACTCTATAGCGGCCTGTCTGACAGCTTGCAGCGCGGCTTTGAAGACGGTAAAGGTTTTGCGGAGGGTTTCTTTGACTCCGTAAAAGCCATGTCCAAGCGGCTTATTCTGGAGTTCGCCGTCAAGGGCACCATGTCGCTGGTTGGTGGAGGCAAGAACGACAGCACGTTAGCGACGTTGGTTAATGGCCCGAGCGGCGGCGGACTCATGGGCCTGGCGAACAACGCCAGCAGCCTCAATTCACTGTACAGCGCTGGGAGCCAGTTCCTGACGGGCGGATCGGCGGGCGCGTCTGCTGCATCCCTTGGCTATGCAAACGCTATCGGCGCATTTGGCGGTGACGCAATCGGCGCACTGGCTACGGCAAACGGTGGCTGGGCTGGTGTCAGTACCGGAGCCGCGCTGACCGAGGCATACGGGGCTGCCGTAGCTGTGGAGGCTGGAACTGCCGCAGCTACAGCAGGAGCCGCAGGCGCGGCAACCGGCATATCTGCCGCCCTTGCAGCCGTTCCTGGCTGGGGCTGGGCCGCGCTTGCTGGTGCCGCCATTCTTGGCATGTCTGACAGCGGTGGCGGGCCTAAGACTGAAAGCGGAGGCGGGTTTGGCATTACTGGCTACATGAATTCAGGAGGACCCGCTGCTGACTATGCTCGTGGTGTTGAGGCCAGCTATTCCGCACTCGCAAAACAGCTTGGGTTGTCGTCTAGCCTGAGTGTCGGGGCCTTTTCGTCGCAAGATACAGAGGGCGACAGCCTGACGCAGCTACAGGTGACTGGCGGCGTCAACGGAAAATCTGTTTATGAGCGCAGCGCCCGCCTTGGCGGTGTTGAAAATGTCGGGCGTACAGACGCAGACCTTCAAGCGGCCCTCGCAGAAGAAACAAGCCGCGTGCTGTTTGCCGCGCTCAAGGCGTCAGACATTGAGGACAAATATAAAGACTTTCTAAATGGCGTTTGGGAAGGTGCTGGTGCAAACGTATTGCAACAGGCCGTTGAACGTGTTGTTGTTGTCAAGCAGTTTAATGACGCCATCAAGTCGCTGCCTTTTGAGAACCTGAAAAATCTCAGCTTCAACGCTGCTGAGGGATTGCTTGCTGCCGCTGGTGGGCTTGAGGCGCTCAGCGCGAATCTCGATACCTATTACCAGAACTTCTACACAGCAGAAGAACAGCGCGCACAGGTCATTAAAAACCTGTTTACCACTTTGGGCGCGGCGGGTGTTGACGCCAGCAGCATTTACGACCCGACGATTGCCGGGTTCCGCGCGCTGGTGGAAGCGCAGGACGTAACCACCGCGTCTGGCCAAAAAGCCTATGCCGCGCTTTTGAGCGTGTCGGGTGTGTTCGCGCAGCTTGCGACTACAAGCACCGTAGCAGGCGAAAACCTGAAAAAGTCGCTTGGCGCATCCATCAGCGGCCTGGCGGAGTTGTCCAGGGCCTTGAAAACGGCGGCAGAAAGCAACAGCGCCGGACTTGGCCGTAGCGCAGCTCAAGCGCAGATTTCTCAGGCACTGGCAACAGCTAAAGCTGGCGGTGGTCTGCCAACAGCCGAAGCACTTTCCCCTGCACTCAAGGCCGTTTCACAGCCAAGCGAGGGCTTGTTCCGGACGTTCATAGACTGGCAGCGCGACCAAATCCGCACGGCGAACGACTTGCAGAGCCTTGCTTCGATGGCCGATGACCAGATCAGTATCGAGCAAAAAATGCTTGATGCCTTGCTTGGGATTGACAAGACCATTTTGACGGTTGCCGAAGCGCTGGGAGCCGTGGAGACTGAAAAGGCAGCGACTGCCGCCCAAGCAGCGCAAGCCGCTGCCGCTGGACTGGCCGACCAACAGGCCAAGGCCGCCATTGCTGCGGCTCAAGCATCTGCGGCAGTAGAGGCTGCCGCGCGTGCTGCGGCAGAGGCTGCGGCCCGCGCCGCTGCACTTGCAGCCATTCCGGCTCAGCCCGCCTACTATGACCACGGCGGTTTTGGAGACGGCGGCAGCTTCGCCATCGGCACCAACTACGTGCCGCGCGACATGAAGGCGCAGATTCACCAAGGCGAGCGGATCATCCCAGCCGCCGACAACCGCGAGCTGATGGCGCGGCTGAGCGCTCCCGTGGTGGATAACTCGGCGCTGGTGGCAGAGATGCAGGCAATGCGGCAAGAGTTGGCAGCGCTGCGCAACGCGGCAGACCGCACAGCGGCAAGCACTGGCGCGACAGAAAGCTCCCTGCGCCGCATGTCTAGCAATGGCAACTCCCTCAACGTAACAACGGTGGCCGCATGAACGTAATCCCGCCACTTGAGATAACCGATGGTAGGTTGACCAGCAGCACCATCGCCGAGCCTGACGCCGGGGAAACCGAATGGAGTGGGGCTACTGTTGCCTATGCCCTTGGCGATCTGAGAATCCGCAAAACGACGCACCGCGTTTATGAATGCGTTGCAGCTCACACCAGCGCGGCATCGCCAGTTCCGGAGAACAATCCGACGCAGTGGCTTGAAATCGGCCCTACAAATCGTTGGGCCATGTTCGACACGCTGCGCAACACCGCGACCGTTAAAGCCAACACCATCACCGCCGTGCTGACACCCGGTCAACGTGTAGACGCCTTGGCTCTGCTTGGGGTGGTCGCGGATACGGTGACTGTTTCCATGACCAGCGGCGCAACGCTTGTTTACTCGCACACAGAAAGCCTGATTTACCGAGAAGTTTTCGACTGGTACGACTACTTTTTTAACCCATTCCTGACAAAACCAAGCGTTGCGCTGTTCGATTTGCCGCCGTACACGGGCGGCGTAATCACTGTCACGCTCACCGTCGCCACTGGAAATGTCGAATGCGGCGCCTGCGTTATTGGCTCTGCCGAATACATCGGGCAAGTACAGGCAGAGGCTGAATCTGACGTGCTGAACTTTTCCACCGTCACAAGGGATTTTGCTGGCGGGATAGCCACGATTGTGCAACGCCGCAACGTGCCCAAAACCATCCAAAGCATTTTTATTGACAAGGTGCGCGTAAACCGTGTTCGAAAACTTCGCGATGACTTGGCAGCGACTCCCGCCGTGTGGGCGGGGCTTAGCAATAGCTCAGATGGCTACTTCGAGGCCATGTTGATTCTTGGTTTCTACAAGCGGTTTTCGATCAGCCTGCGCCATCCGCAACACGCCGTTATCAGCTTGGAATTAGAAGAAATCTAGTTACTGCCACCCACTTAGGCCGCCCTGAGCAATCACGGCGGCTTTTTATTTGCCTGAAGGAAACTCATGTCACTCACTGCACTCCCACGCCAGCCATCTACCAACGACCCGGCCAACTTCTCGACAAAGGCCGATGCACTGCTGGCCGCTCTTCCTGGATTCGTCTCAGAAACGAACGCCGTAGCCGCCGCGATGAATCTCAACTCCACCACCGACACCAGCGCGTCAAGCGTTGCTATAGGGACTGGCGCGAAGTCCTTCACGGTGTCCGCCGGAAAAAGCTTTCAGCCCGGCATGTGGCTGGTCATCGCCGACACTGCCGCGCCGAGCACAAACCAGATGTACGGCACGGTGACGAGTTACGACTCTGCAACCGGCGCCCTTGTAATGAACATCGTTTCCGTGCGCGGAAGCGGCACTAAGACGGCATGGGTTGTTTCTCAATCAGCTCCGGGTGGCGCTGCTGTTGGCGCGAACAGCGACATTACATCCCTGAGCGGGACAACGATGCCAACCGTCCAAGTCTTCACAGCAACCGGCACATACACCAGGCCTGCGGGCGTGCGAAAGATTCACGTTCGCGGTGTTGCTGGCGGTGGTGCTGGTGGAGATACGTCTGGTGCGAATCAGTCTGGCGGTGGTGGTGGCGGCGGTGGTCCTATTGATAAATGGATTGATGCGTCTGCAATCACAACAGTGGCCGTAACCATTGGGGCCGCCGGTCTAGGTGCTTCTGGGACAGACGGCGGCACTACCAGCTTCGGCGCGTATTGCTCCGCCACTGGCGGGGCTTGGGCGGGGACCGGTTCAGGAACTGCTGGCGCGGCGAATGGTGGGCTTGGCGGCCTCGGGACAGGCAATGACATTAACTACACGGGCGGCAACGGCGGCAACAACTGGAACAACGTGTGTGGTGGCTTTGGCGGGGATTCTTTGTTCGGCACTGGCGGGCGTTCAGTTCACAACGGTGGTGCTGGTCAAAACGCTCGCGGCTACGGTGGCGGCGGTGCTGGCGGAGGGGACAGCACAACCAACGTAGCTGGTGGTGACGGCACTCCCGGAATCATCATTGTTGAGGAGTTTTATTGATGAACGCTCTTATTTCGCCAAATGAGCCAGCCGGC